TCAACTCGGATTGTAGGTCGTCGAGTTATAGGCGTACCAACGCCCGGTTTGGTTGGTGGCCAAAGTCCCTACGACCGCCCCAGCCGGGCTGTAGACCGTGAGTGTACCACCTCCATCATTCCACACGTAATAGATACACCCCAGCCCTGTCGGCAGAATAACACCGCCCGGCGTGGAAACGACAACCGAGTACTGATGTGTGAGTTGGGTCGCCGTTGCAAACGTACTGCCTGCCGCAGAAATTACTCCACCGCCGTCAGATATATTAATATTTCCGGAGGTGCTGACGGGCCCGGTCAACGTCGGGAGACTAAATGTAGAAGTCCCGACAATTGCAAAATCCCCAGTGCCGGAATCCACGTTAAAGTAGAGCGCAGTCCCTGCCCCCCAAGTGTAGGCGGTATTCGCCCCACTACCATAAAAAATGCCGTTAAAAAGAGCTGGCGGCGACCACTGTGAGGGGCCGAGGCCGTTAATCTCGCCCGATAAAAGATAGTTTGCAGGCGTATCCAATAATGTACCGGTGCCCTGCTTAATGGCATTGATCTTCATGCCCTGCAAGCGGATGTACGTTACGTAGGTGCCAGATCCTAAGGCAGACACGTTGGCTTCATAGCCCAGATCGGTCCACTCAAACTGCGAATAAACAACCTGTGCATGGTTAGAAGACGTCGCCCACGGCGCATAAAAGTAAAAATCGTAAGATAGCGCCGTAGTTGTCTCCATATGCGTCGTCCACTTAAGCTGGGCTAAGCCGCCTTGCAGCGATTGAAGGACGTAGATTACGCAACCGGGTACGGGCGTCGAAGATTGAGAGTTAGCATATCCACCCGAAAAATCCGGATGAACGTTGGTGTCAATCCAAAACGGGCTACCGTGATATGACTGGTCAACGCACTCGATCCGCCTGTATTCGATTGGATTTGCTGAGGTAAGCGCGGAGATCGTCGCAATATTTGATGTAAGTGGCCACAGCCCCTGTGCGTCAATGATGGTGCAAAAGCCGGAGTCACCTATGTCAATGCCAATATTTGTAGAGGTAAAATTGGAGTTGTTGTCCTGGATCGCTGATGATGTATCTGACCCACGGTTCAACTGGCAAGCATATGCGAAATAACCAGAAATGGTGACATTTCGCTTTTTAAAAGTGTCGGTAAATCCATAGCTGCCGCCGCCCTGCGAATAGCCAAATACCAGCCCGTATCCTTGCGCACCACCTGAGTTGCCGATGATGGTTAAATCCTGGATGCTGGAACCGTAACCAAAATTTATGCAGTCGATAATTGCGGGACCAGCAGTGGTGCCTATGACAGTCGCACCGTTTCCGACAATGTTAAACGATGGATTATTGCCGCTGGTAAAGGCAAACCCAAAGTTTAGGGGGCCAGATACGAGATGCGTCGCACCTGGATCAAAAACAAAAGAAAGATGCGCCGCACTGGTGTTAGGCCGCGTTGATTTGATGTACGTGATCCACGCGTTGAGAGCTATCGTGTCATCCGTTACGCCGTCGCCTTTTGCACCGAACCACCTCGGCGTCAGTATAAATGCTCCAGATAGAGCCAACGCTACTGAACCGCCCGCCGGCAGTACCGTCTGCCCCGAAATATTACCAAACGAATCCGCCAACACGACGCCACCAGCACCACCCACTGCAAGCGTCCCCAGCGGACCACCAGCCACAGCCGGGCCCGTCAGAACCCGCCCAGGAGCAGCAGCGATGGCCGGCTCGGCGGCATTGGCTGTCGCCAGGGCAGTATTGGCCGTCAACTGCGCCGCCGCCGCCGCCGCCGCATCGGCCGTGTCAGCAGCGGCTCGGGTCGTCGCCTCGGACGTGATCGCGGCTTGGCGGTTCGTGATCTCTGCCGAGATAGCCGTCGCGTTCGTAGTGTCACCCGACTGACGGGCGGTTGTTTCAGCGGTGAGCGCAGTCTGCGGTGCTGCCGCATTCGCCGTTGCCTGTGCGGCAGCAGCGGCGGCGGCGTTCGAGCTTTCAGCACCCTCGGCCCGCGTCACCTCCGCGCCGATGGCGTTTGCATTGGCTGTGTCAGCCGACGCCCGGGTCGTTGCCTCAGACGAGACGGCGGATTGCCGGTTGGTGGTTTCAGCCGAGATGGCGTTTGCGTTCGTGGAGTCGCCCGTTTGGCGGGCGGATGTCTCCGCTGTAAGCGCGGTTTGCGTCGCTGCCGCATTGGCCGTTGTCTGGGCTGCGGCCGCCGCTGCCGCGTTAGCGCCTTCAGCCCCCTCGGCCCGTGTCACCTCCGCGCTGATGGCGTTTGTATTGGCTGTATCGGCCGACGCCCGGGTGGTCGCCTCGGACGTGATCGCGGCTTCCCGGTTGGTCGTCTCGGCCGAGATCGCCGTCGCGTTCGTGGCCTCTGCCGCTTCTGCCCGCGTCGTCTCGGCACTGATGGCCGCCGCATTGGCCGTGTCCGCCCCGGCCCGGGTGGTCGCCTCGGACGTGATCGCGGCTTCCCGGTTGGTCGTCTCGGCCGAGATCGCCGTCGCGTTCGTGGCCTCTGCCGCTTCTGCCCGCGTCGTCTCGGCACTGATGGCCGCCGCATTGGCCGTGTCCGCCCCGGCCCGCGTCGTCGCCTCGGCCGAGATCGCGGATTCCCGCGCAGTCGTCTCGGCCGAGATCGCCGTCGCGTTCGCGGTGTCGCCAGCTTGCCGGGCAGCCGTCTCCGCGCCGATCGCCGACGCATTCGTGCTCTCCGCGCCCTGCGCCCGCGTGGCTTCCGCCGTCACAGCGCCCTGCCGCGCGGTCGCCTCGGCCGCGATCGCCGCGGCATCCGCACCCTCAGCCTCCTGCGCCCGCGTCGTCTCCGCGCTGAGCTCGCTCGTCAGCGTTTGGTCCGCCGCGCTGGTCAGCGCAATCGGCGTCGTCGGCCAAACGCCGCCGGCTTTCCGCCCGAACAAATTGCCCGTCGAGGTATCGATGAAATAGTCGCCTTCATTGCCAAGCTGCTCGCTTGGCTCTCCGACGCCCTCGTAAATCTGGCTGCCCGCAGCCCCTTGCTGCAGCTCGGCCAGAAGCGCCGAAATCAGCACGCTCCCGTTCTTCAGGCCCGGTGCCGCCGCCGGATCCTCCACCGGAATAAGCATGCGCCCCTCGGGCGTGAATTGCGTAAGTCCGGAGATTGGCGTGGATGCCATATTTAGGGTTCCATCAAGATTGAGCCGTTACCACCATCGAGCGAAAGCGCGCCTGCGCCATCTTCAAGGCCGATTGCCTGCTGACCCGGCGGCGCGGTGAATTGCACCCAGGTCAGCACGCCATTCACATCCTGCAGGTCCCAGGTCTGGCCCGGGTTGGCCGCCAGCGGGTAAACCGGGACGCCCGGCGCGCTGCACGCCGCCGGCTGAATCGTCACCGAGAGTTCCGGCGTGGATTGTGAGATCGAGATGCCGTCGGGCAGGGAGGTCACGCCGCTCATGCGTCGGTCACCGGATCATACGGCGCCTGCTCGGGCAGCAGCTGCGTCACCGCGCGCTCCACGAAAATGCCAAACGTCTCAGAGAGCGCCTGCACGCCGCCCGGCACTTGAGCCAGCACATCCAGCCGCAGCAGCCCCTCGGGCCATGCGGATGTATCCTGCACCATCACCTGGGCCTGGCCGAGCGTCGATGTCGGCTCGATCGCCAGCGTGGCGACCAGGTTGAATTCCGCATCGCGCACCTGCGCCGATAAATTCAAACTGCTGATCGCGCACGGTGCTCCCTGCAGGGTAAAATTCACGGCGAAGGCCAGCGTCGCGCCGCGTTTTATGTGCAGGGCGGCCATCGGCTACCACACCACCGCTTGCACAGCCGCCACTGTCGTCGCTGCCTGAATGGCCGAGAGCAACGTGGCATACTGCGCCTGCTGCGTTTGGATGAACGCCGCCATATCCACTTCCACTTGCGTCGCCTGCGCCTCGGTGTGCTGCGTATACGCCCATGTACCGCCAGACGGCTGGCACCAGATGGCGCCACCATGATCTGCCGCGAGCATGATGTTCCGCTGCGTCACGGAATCCGATGGATAGCTCGTCGGCGTGCCGAGACCGGACGATGTAAACCCGCCCTCAATCGCGCCTTGGCATGCGGCGCGCATCGCCTCGGCCTGTGTCGCCTGCGCTTGCGCGAGCGTCGGCCCTGCCGGCGGTGCGAACGTCCAGCTGCTGCCGTTTTGCGTGGCGGTCCATCCCACCTGCGGCGCCGGCGTAAAGCCGTCCACCTCGACGCATTGCGCGACGAACGACGGATGAAAACATTCCGCCATCGTGAATCCCGTAGCAGGCGTCACCAACTCCACAATCAATCCACTCTGCACACGCCCGTAGATGCTCATCTCAATACTCCACGATTACACAGCCGGGCGCCCCAGCGCCGCCAAGCTGGCCGATCTGGTTCGCGCCGACGCCAGCACCGCCCCCGCCGGACCCAAACCCGAGTCCGGTTAAGCCGGCGCCGCCATTGATGCTCCCTGCACCGCCGCCGAACGGCCCAGGCGCACCGGCACCGCCGATGAGATTATTGATCGTCGTGGCAATGCCCGGCGCCCCAACCGTTTCGTTTCCAGTGATGCCGCCCACGCCAAAACTGCTCGGAGCCGCAGGTGCCACACAGAATGGCGGGACCTGAGGCGATCCGCTCGAAGGACCACCCTTGCCGCCTGTGGCTGTTAGAAGGGAACCGAAAGACGTGCTTCCCCCTGTGCCGCCCGATCCACCATTTGGCGTGCCGCCAGCGCCGATGGTCGCATAGTAAGATTGGCCGGGGACGACGTTGAAAATTTCCGTCACATACGAGCCCGCATTTCCGCCAGCCCCAACGGAACACTGGTTCGGCCCGGTCGTATCGCACGGACCACCTGCACCACCGCCGCCGACGGCCATCACCCGGATTTTATTGACCCCCGCAGGGATTGTGAAGTTTTGGCCGGCGGTAATCAGCAGTAGATTGTTGAACCCACGCAAAAGACAGATGCTGGCCAGCACCTGTGTCGGCGTGTTTACCTCTGGCGCGATGCCCGCGCCATTGAGCACGTTGAGCAGCTCAGTTTGCACATCGTTCAGCCAGGCAGACGTGATTTGCGTCCCATTCGGCACACCGCCCGCAGGGTTCGGTGGCTGGAATTGATTCACGCCGTTGACGACGAGCGGATACAAGCCATTAACCCAATACATGGATTTTCCTATGCATAATTAAAAACAGGTGTGGTGTGTGCCGGCGCGCGGCCGGCGATAACCGGTTGCACCAGGCTTGGCGAAAAACTACCCAGCAGATCACCCGCCGATGCCTGACTGGCATACGCATACTCGATGACGGCGGCAGGCATATTGACGATCCACACAAAGCGGGTCGGCCCGTCCACCAGACAAACATCGGCAAAGCATCCGGCGGTCGTCAGAGGAAAATCATCGGTAATCGTAATCGCCTCGCCAAAGCTCGCCGCGAGCGCCACAAAATCCGCCGGGCGCACGCCGTAGCGCGATGTCCACCGGCTCAGCGTCAGCGCCTGCTGGTCGGCCAGCGTCAGCGCTGTCGCATCGCGCCCGTAAGGATCGGGCCCCAGCACGCGCTCGTAATCCGCCAGCAGATATTGCGCCTCGCCCGGGTTAACCTCGGCGAGCATTTCCTCGGCCAACCCTTCGAAGCGCGAAATCTCATTGGCCAGCGGCCAAAGCATCTGCGGCCAGACGCCGCTCCCATCCAGCGGCAGCGCGTCGCCGGGCGGCGAGAGCGCCAGCAGCTCGGCCAGCACGGTTTCCGGCGTGCGGCTCATACGAAATTCACCGCGCCGAGCACGTTAAGTGCAAACAATGTCGGCGCCACCACATCGGCCGCCGGCGTGCTCATCTCATGGCTGTATTCGCCGTCAGAGCTGCTCACCGCATTATCAAGCCGCGTGACATAGGTGGTCGAACCCACCGCCGCGTCCTGCTCAAAGGATAGCGCCAGCGCCGTACTCGCAGCCGCGCGAATCGTCGGCGTGTCGGGGTTCAGATGCAGCGTCACGTTCACCAGGTTGAGCGTGCCGGCATAGACCGTGACGTTCGCGGTCACCGGTCGCTGCGTATTGATATAGGCTTGCACCTCGGCAACCAGCGCAGCACTCGCCACTGTATAGCCCGGCCCGAATATCACCACGCTGACAACGCCGCCGCCACAAGCCCCTGGCGGGCACGCCGCGATCGAGACGTTCGAGCTGGCCGCGAGCGCCCACTTTACGTAGTCACTGTAGGTCCCGCCGGATGGCTCCAGCCGGATCTGGGCGAGGATGCGCGCGCGCCAGGAGGAGATGCTTTCAAGATCAGCACCGTTGGTGATGCCGTTGGAATCCACCGTGCCCGTTTGTGAGGTCAGTCCCTCAACCGGGCTGGTGATCGTTAACTGCGTGCCGGCCGCCAGATTTCCCGCGCTCCCGGCAGGCGACGCCACCACCGGCAAACTCACCGTACCGTTAGCACCGATCTTCGCCGCCGCCGTGCTGCTATAGGTCGTATTCGATCCGCCCAGGCTGAACGTGACCTCGTTCGGCACAGCCGAATTCGGCGCGCCTGAGACAATCACATTGCCCGTTGCCGGCTGCGGCTGATCACGCGGAACATCGTAGATATTGCCGAAGCGATAGAGATTCTTCACCGCCGTATCGGGCATCAGCTCCACGGCGATATTCGCCTGATCGTAATACAAATCGAGCATCGCCAGCTCGACGATATGCGTGATCACCGTCGCAATCGTGTTCGGGCTGCGCGCATCGATGCCCAGATCGCCCGTCGCCGGGTTCGGCGGAAATGCCTGCTCGAACACCGATGCAGCGCGGTTCGAAATATCGCCCGGGGCTGGCGTCGGCCAGGTGGTGGTGGCGCTCATCAGCCGAGCGCCTTCTGCAATTGCAGCACGGTATTCCCGGCGCGCGCGCGGAAGGCGAGCAGCTGCGGCGCGAGCCAACGGACCTTAATCTGCACCGCCATGCCCCGAACGCTTTCCAGCCACTCCAGGCATTCGGCCAGATAATTCTGCACATCCTGCAGCGTCTCTTCGGTCGCCAGCGCGCGCTGCACGAGCCACAGGCGGCTGCCGACCAGCGCGCCGGTCGGATCCAGCGCATCGCCGGGGTATCCGCCGCGCGCGGTAAAACTCTCCGGCGTCGCCCAGTCGGTCACCGTTGTCGGCACAACGTCATCGGGCTTAGCCCGGCGGTTGGCGCAAATGCTCATCAGCATCGCGCTGGCCGGCGTGGCATCGAGCGCAAAATCGCGCCCGCTGTAAACAACGTCGCAGCACCGCGTCGCAGGGTTATATGCCAAGGCGATATCCATGGCGGCATCATCGCAACGCCAGCAAAATTCCGCCCGCTGACACATGTCAGCAGCGCGTTTCGGATTTAGGTTTTGCGAGAGCGGCGCTTACAGCGTCGCGTGATTATCGGACACTGTGCCTGTCGCCGTCAAATTGCCCTCGACCGACACGTTGCCAGTGGTGAGCGTGCCGGTCACCGCGAGGTTGCCATTCAGCGTGAAATTACCATTCAGCGTGCAACCATTGGGCGCATTGACCGTGCATGCCTTGGTGTGGACATTTACCTCCGTGCCGCCCCAGATATCGACGATGCCGCCCTGGCGAATATGCACGCGCGACCCATCCGCCCCATACAACACGCTCTCGCCGGTGAGCAGCTCGCCAAACCGGGCGGAAGGGTTGCTGAGCGGCAGCATGCGTAAATTCGACGGGTCGCCGCCTACCGCCACCACCAGGCCGATCACGCCGTCAGCCGGCGGGATCGAAGAGAAACCCCACGCATCCATAATCTCCACATCGGCGCGGTTCGCATTCGTCCCGGTGCTCACATTCGCGGTCTTCGCACCGCCGGTATCGTTCACCGATGTCACCACGCCGATCGCCAGCGCATTGCGCAAACCGCTGATGATGCTGCGCATCAAATGCTGCATCAGCCTTGCCTCGTTGGGCCAAAGCTCTTTGGCTTGCGCGCCTGGATATAGCGCGGATCATCCGCCGGCTCATCGATCCGGTCGAACGCCGTGCGGCCGGCGAGCTCCAGCTGCGTGAACTCGCCGGTGCCATCATACCGATATGTCACGCCGCTGATGAGCATGTCCTGATCGATCCCCACGAACGGATCCGTCACGTGGCTCAGCGCGTTCGGCAACCACAGCGCATTGCTCGCGCCGGCGCGCCAATCCAGCACCTTATAATTCAGCGTGTAGCCCATCCCTTTCGCGACGCGCAGCGCCCACTCCGCCTGGTCCTGCACGCTAGCGCCCCCGCTCTGCGTTTTCACGCTGCGCACGGTCGGGCGGTAGCGCGTAATCGCCGGGTCGATCGCATGGCCGAGCATCTTTGTCGTCACGCTCTCCGTCGTCGTCGATGTCGTGGATGTCTCGACGGGGAATGTCGAGCCATCGGTCGGATCCGTGGCGAGCGTCATCAGCGGCACCTGCGCCTTTCGCGTGACGGATGTGTTGGTCTGCCCGATCACGTAATAATCCGAGAACCGCTCGGCCCAGCTGGCTTTCACACCGCCGCCCTGGATATTGCCCGGGCGGGTGAGCGGAGCCGGCGCGCGCGAGCTGCCGCCGCGCGTGAGCAGCAGGCCGCCCACGCCATCCGAAAGCACGAGCAGCGCGCTCTGCCGCGCGGCCTTCTCAATCGCGGAGAGCGCCACCTCATCCGCATCCACACCGAACAGCGGGAAAATACTGTTGATCGCCACATCGGTGCGGGCAGTAATTCCGAAAGGCTTCGCAATCGCCTGTGCAATTTGCAGCGTGTTGCAGTTCCGCCATTCCACCGGCCCGCTCGGCACCGCGGCACAATCCACCAGGTCGCCGGTCTTATCCCTCCCCGTGATCGAGCAGGTCATCGAACTACCTTCCCAGGCCGCATCAACCTCGTCGATATAGCCGGTGAGCACGGTGGTGCCGTCGATCGCCACGCTGCAAGGCTGCCCTTGCATCACCACAGGGAAACGCGGGAACGGATCGAGATCAGGATCGAAGGCGAGCGCCTCGCGGCCGGAATCGCGATATTCCACCGTGAAGCTGCCCGCGATGTCGCGCAAATTCCGGCCGCACTGCACCGAGGTCCAGCGCGAGAGCGTCATGCCGCCCACGGTGAGCGTGAAGCGCCGGGTAGTCGGCTGCTGTGCGGGCAGCGTGCTCATTGGTTCAGGACCTCCAGCGGCCCGGGCGGTACCAGCGCCGGGTTGGTGATGTTGTTGCGCGTGATGATGTCCTGATACGTCGCCAGCAGCTGGTCCGGGTCATCGCCGGAGATATATTGCGCGATCAGCCACGCCGGCATGGTGCGCGGAATATTGATCGTCACCACCGCCGGCAGCCGGCCGATCAGGCTGTTCAAATCGGCGCTTAACGCCGCCTTAATGCTCACCAGGTCGCGCCACACCGGCGCTGCATTGGCCGGGTCCATCTGCGCTGCAATCCCAGCCGCCACGGCCGCGCTATCGAGCGCTGCATAGAGCACCGCCGCCTGCGCCTGGGCCTGCTGCTGGCTGGTATAGACGATATCGCTGGCCGCCTGCACTGCAGCGCCCACCAGCGCCGCCTGAAATGCCGCACTCAGCGCAGGGCCAGGCGCATTGGCGCTGCTGCCCGCCACCACGCCGGGCACCGCCGCCAGCAGCGTGTTGACGGTATCCACCGGGTCCGCCGCTTGGGCTGCAGTCGTCGCCCCGCCTGGCGCTACAGCGGAGGGTAGCGTCGGCGTGCATGCCCCGGCGATCGCCGCCGGTACCGCCATCACATTGGTCGCGGTCAGCGCCGCCCAGGCGGCACTCGGCGCGGTAACGATCGAGGTCAGCTCAGAAATCGCGCTGGTGGCGGCGGACAAGATCGCGCCGGCCGAGGGCGTGCTGGCGATGACATTATTCACCACGCCCGCCACGTTGCTGAGCCAGCTCTGCGCGTAGCCGAATGCACCCAAAACATTTGAAAGCGGGCTGAGCACGTTCGCCAGCCAGTTCTGCGCATCGGCCGTCAGCGCATCGAGCTGCGTTTCGAGCTGGCTGAGCGTATCGAGCCCGGCCTGCGCGCTCGGATTAAACGGCAGCAGCTGCACCTCGAAGCGCGCGACGCGCAGCTCGTTCGCCGCCATCGAGATTTTGGGCAGCTGCCCCGGTGCCTGGATGACCTGCAGCGAGCCGAGCCAGGGATGCACGAGCGTGTAAGGACCAGGCGAGCGGACCACCGCACGCAGCGTGCGCATCTGCGCGAGATAATCATCCCCCACCAGCAGGCCGCGCATCGAAATCGCGCCGTCACTGGCGCCGAGATCCTGATAGCTCGCGTCATCGATGCCAGGATACAGAAACTGCATCACGCGCCGGCCGGTCGCTTGGCTCGTGTCGATCACATAAAAAGGCACGCCGCCGAAGGTCGCGGTCAGCAGCGTCTGATAAAGGTCCTGGATTTCCATCAGGGCGTGTTCAAAACGTTGCCCTGGTTGACGCGCACGTTGGTCCCTGGAGGAACATTTTTCGGCGTCACGTCCACATGTCCGCTCGGCGAGACAATGACGTGCAGCTCCATCGGCACATTATAGCCAAAGCGCGATCGCTGAGCACCGTTGGGATATTCGTGCATTTCGTGCGCCGTGTATGCGGCGAGTGTGCCGATGGCCGAGCCGAGCGGAGCTGCGACATAATTCGAATAGCTATCACC